GAGCGCACGGTCTCCCTAGAGGCCAGGGCGTAGTCCAGGTCGAAGCGATCCTGTTCCATTTGCGCTCGCTCGTCTATAGGCAGCGGGTCGCGCCAATGGAGAGTCACCTTTTGTGGCGGGAACCCCATAAGCTCAAGGCCATACTGGCAGACTTGCGCCAGGGCGCGGCCATAGAGCCTGCGTTTAGTTTCCGTCTTTTCGATCAGGTCGCTATAGAGGATACGCAAAGCGAAGCCGGACATGCTACCCAGCTTGAGCGAATCTGGGTCGTTCTCTGGAACGCGGGTGATCTCGTGGAACGCCTTGACGAGGGCACGCAGGTGATTCTGGCTAGCAGTCATATCCGGCGACATTTCCAGCGCGTGCATCTCGCCGGTCATGCCCAAATCGAGCGTCTTCCCTGGCGACCAATCCAGAATCTTATTGCCCAGGTTATTGCCCCAGATGACGGGGTGGGCATAGAGCTTGAGGATGCGGTTTGTATTAGAGCCGACAAAGTTTATGGCGTCGTTGATATCGGCATCCTCAAGGTCGGACAGCCCGTAGAAATTGTTCGGGTTGGGCAAGTTTTTGCCGTGTACGATAGGACACCAGGGGAACGGCCACACTTGGCGGCCCGTCACAACATCGCGTTGCCCGAACTCATTCATAACGGGCATGGGCGCGGGAATCCAGGAATTACGCTTGCGTTCTTCCGTCCAGAACTGCCAAGTCATGCGATCTTCCGACATAGCCCACACCTGGCGGCGCAGGGCATTGTCTAGCCGGTAACGAAGCTCATAGGCGAGCACGTCCTCGATATCCGTCTGGCTATAGACGGGGAACACGGACATGGGGTTGAGGTTGAGCAGTCTGGGCGGCCCGTCCTCAGTGGGCACGATCTGTATGAAGAACGAGCCGCATACCGCGCCGTTTAGCCCCACCTCGTTTAGGAATGCGCCGCGCCAATCCTCGTTGACCCATATCCGTTTTAGCGCCCGTTCCGCATCCGTCTCTTCCCCCCCTACGATTTGAAACTCTACGGGTTTGCCGAATAGAAACGACACGCCCTTATCCACGATACGGCGGGAGTAGTTGAGGATGAGGTTATCGTCGCTTAGGCCCTCGGCGCGTTTGAGTTGTGTTTTATGCCGCCCGTGGTAATAATCCCAGAACTTTTGGCACCTTTCGACGCGCTCTCGTTCCGCGTAGGGCAACCCGTCGTAGTAATCCAGCTGTGGCAGAGGCGACAACCCGCGCCAGGCGTCCATTGCCGCCCTAGCGGCCTCGGCCATTCGCTCGAAAAAAGTTGCCATTGGACTATCTCCAGAAAGGCGTATCCATGACCTGCGCGGGCCCGCCGACGCGCGCCGCGTGATAAGCCATGACTCTGGCGATCACGGTGTCATCGTGCGCGCCCGCTGGCGCGCTATAGGATGAGACGCCCGTTTTCTCGCTCACGGTCTCCTCGTAAGCGCGCAATTCCTCTGTCCACACGTCTGCGCCCATCTCGTCGCGTTCCTGTATCCACTGCACATCCTCGTGCTCGAAGCAGAGGGCCAGGGCGCGAATGAGCGCGGGTTTGCTTTTGCCGGAAAGCATCACGGGGATGATATAAACGCCCCGCATAGCGGGGTCGTTGTTCATCATATCTATCATGGGTTGGCCGATACTGTTCTGCTCGGGGGCCAGCGTCTTGACCCCCCAGCGGCGAACAATCTCCTTGACGCGGTTGAGCTGCTCTATGGCATCCACCAAGCGGAAGCGGGCGCGATCCACCTCGCGCATACAGTCGGTGCAGACCACCGAGATGGCCGTGTAGTCGTTAGAGCGTCCCCAGTCAATGCCCGCTACGATGGTATGGCCAGGGTGTTCCTCCGGCGTAGACGGCGCGGCCTTCAGACAGTTTTCGATGTTGTGGAACACCGAACCGGAGTCTTCTAGGAACTCGGCGAGAATCTCCTGCCGGTAGTCGTCGTTGGTCATGTCCCGCGTAATCTCTTCCAGCGCCTCGGCGCTCAGATGCGGGTTTTCGAGGCTGGTGCAGTGCCACGCCTTCCAGCGCACACCGTCGCGCATGGCGCGCTGGTAGAAGCGAAAGAAGTGATTGCGCCGCTTGGGCGTCGAGATGAACCAGGCCGCACCGTTGGTGCGCAAGAGCATCGGCGCGCCTACCTTGCCCCAGGCCTCTTCGTCCATAAAAGCGAACTCGTCCAGGATGAGCAAGTCCTCGTGCCCGCCGCGCAGCGTGTCAGCGTTCCAGGCGGTTTGGCAGCGAATGCGCCCGGCCAGCGCCGCCGCCGTGGGGGGAAACTGTAGCACGCGGTCGGTCTCGTTCTTGTGAATAATCTTGGCCTCTATCGGCATGTCGAGCCAGGTCTTGCAATAGTCCCAGAACTGATTCGTCTGCGTCGCCGTTGGCGCGGCATAGAGAACCCGCCGACCCTGCAAAGCTGCATCTACAGCAGCACAGGATGCCAGAATGGTCTTGCCAAACTGCCGCCCACACACCAGCACCTTGCGCAGAGCAGGGTCGTCTCGTATCTCTATCTGCTTCGGGAATAATCGCGGCAGGCGGACGCTAATCCTGAGCGTCGTCAACAATGTCATCCTTGTCCATCTCAACTACCGTGCCGTCGGAATACTCAACTTCCATCACAACACGGCCTACTTGCTCGGTCTCCTGACGAAGTACATACCCACGCTTCTTGCCTAGAGTCTGAAGCACAAACATGATGGCCTTGAGATTGCCCTCGTGTACGTGCTTGAATAACTGCTCCTCGGCAATGTCTACGTTCCGCTCTAGAACATCAAGCCGCACTTGCTCAATCTCTGGAAAGTAGTCCACCAAATACCGCTGCGCACTGCGCCGACTTATGCCCAGCCTGCGGGCAATGTCCCAGTACGTGCCACTCGAATCTTGCACGGCACGTAATACCTGCTCTTCAGTTAACTTTCTCCCATTGGCGTAGGCCATATGCCTTACCCCCTACCTCGTGTGCCTAACACAACATATTATATCACAAATAAAAAGGGGAGAGATGTGTCTCTACCCTCCCCCACAAAATGCTAGTGATATGGGCACGCACAACCCCCCAAAGAGCACCCACACGGCCTGAAGCTATCTTTCATCACTAGCACCTGTAGTATACCACACGCCTAAGGGAAATAAAATAGGCTCGCAGGTAAGGGGGCTAACCCTGCGAGCCTCTGCGGAGGAGGAGACGGACGGCTGGCGTCTCAACCATAGTATAGCATAACCCAGAGAAATGTCAATGCCTGCGCGCAAAATGTCGCTACGTACGGAAAATCCCAACACAGAGCAAAAGCGTAAGACGTAAAATGCGCAGCGTAATAAGAATTGCGCAGGTAAAAAAGACGCGCCATAAAATGCCCGAGTACAAGAGTAAGGACGCCGGGAATGCGATAAGAATCTAGGGCACGCGGCAAGGACGACCACGCGGCAAGGACGAATGCGCACGAACAATAAAGAGACGAGGCGCAAAACGGAAGAGTTAGGCAAGAACAGAAATGGGCGAAAATGCGCGAGAGGGTACCGCTCCTTAAACGAGGGGCGGCGGGGGTGGCCCCCCCCCGCGCCCGGCGCCCGGCGCCCGGCGCCCGGCGGTCACGCGGCTGGTGGTGGTCGCGTCGCGTCCGTGTCGTCGTGCGCACGGTTGGTCGCGTCGCGTCCGTGTCGTCGTGCGCACGGCGGTCGTGGTCACGGTCGCGTGGTCGGCGGTCGCGTGGCATGTGGTCGAGCGGTCGGCGGTCGTGCGTGGCATGTGGTCACGGTCGCGTGGTCGGCGGTCGCTCTCGGGTGGTCGCGTCGCGCCTGGGTGGTCACGCGGTTGGTCACATCCGCGCCGTCGTCGTGCGCTCGGGCGGTTGGTCACATCCGCGCCGTCGTTGTCGTGCGTGACCATGCGTCGGCGGTCGCGTGCACGGGTCGTCGTCGTGCGCTCGGGCGGTTGGTCACATCCGCGCCGTCGTCGTGCGCACGGCGGTCGCGTGCACGGGTCGTCGTCGTGCGCACGGCGGCTGGTGGCGCTGGTGGCGGTTGCGTGGCTGGTGGCGGTCGTGTCGTCGTCGTGCGCTCGGGCGGTTGGTCACATCCGCGCCGCCTGCGCGATGAGGTCGCGGGTTTCCTGCGGCCATCGGTAGTACCTGTCCTTGCTCACCCCGGCCTGTCGCAGTGCCGGACGCAACTGCGATTCATGGGTCAACGCATCGGCTACGCGGATCTGCTCCGTCGTCAGCCGATCGAGCACTGCGGTTAACGCGGCATGATCCATCGCAACCCGTCGCGGCCCCGTCGCAACCCCGTCGCGGCCCCGT